AATCATACTTGAAGATTATGATCAGGTAAGATCATTTTGGTATCAGTTTAGACAACAACTAAAGTCTCTTGAGGTTCTAGGATAAATAGTACTGTGAAGTATTGTTTATGTTATGACGCGTGACGTTATCATTGAAAAGAAGAATGAGTTAGATATCACATTAGAGTGTGAGCAACACATTCTTTATGAACTAACAGAGGCGTTTTCTTTTGATGTAGAGGGTGCTTCGTTTTCTCCTGCTTATAGAAAGAAGTATTGGGATGGAAAGATAAGATTACTTAATATGACAAAGAAAACACTACCTGCAGGATTGACTTATCAGTTATGTAAGTGGTGTGATAGACATGATTATACTTGGGACTTTAAGAATAACTCTTATTATGGATTGCCTTATGAACAGGATGATAAGATATTCTATGATGGTGTAGAACTCTTTATGGGTAAGATTGCTTCTGTTGAACCACGGAAGTATCAGGTAGAAACAGTCTTCAATGCCTTGAGAGAGTATCGTAAGACTATCGTCTCACCAACAGGTTCAGGTAAGTCTCTAATGATTTATTCTATCGTTAGATATCTGAAATCAATTGATAAGAGAACTCTTATTGTGGTTCCTTCTAAGTCTCTTGTAGAGCAGATGTACAAAGACTTTATAGACTATGGTTGGGATCCTAGTTTCCTTCATAAGATTTATGGTGGATTAGAGAAGAACAGTGAAGCATATGTCACTATCACCACGTGGCAATCAGTCTATGGATTAGATAAGTTCTACTTCAGGCAGTTTGATGCCATTGTGGGAGATGAGTGTCATAACTTTAAGGCAAAGAGTCTTCAAGGTATTATGAAGAAGTGTCCTGATATGAAGTGGAGATATGGTTTCACTGGTACATTGGATGGGAAACAGGTTCATAAACTAATTCTAGAAGGATTGTTTGGACCTGTGTATAAGACAACCTCTTCTTCTGAGTTGATGGAGAAAGGTTTCTTGGCACAACTATCTGTGGATATTTGTATCCTTAAGCACGAAGCACAGAAGTTTAATACTTATAATGATGAGATTGAACATCTGGGTTTATGTGAATACAGGAATCAGTTTATCTCTAACCTATCTTGTGACTTGAAAGGAAACGTTCTAGTTCTCTTTGCATGGGTGGAGAAACATGGACTGCCTCTACATGAGATGATGCAAGACACAGCAACCGATCAACAGGTTCATCTCATCTATGGTGACACCCATGTGAGAGACAGAGAGAAGGTTCGAGAAGTATGTGAAACTTCAGACAACAATATCATCTGTGCCTCATATGGGACGATGAGTACGGGGGTAAACATTAAGAACCTTCATCACATTGTATTTGCCTCTCCTTCCAAGAGCAAGATCCGTGTGTTACAATCAATAGGAAGGTCTCTAAGAAAGGCCAAAGGAAAAGACACAGCAAAGTTATGGGACATTGCTGATGACTTCAGAGGAAATGGCGGCAGAGACAACTTTACTCTTCGTCATTGTGCTGAACGTATCTCTTATTATGTTGAGCAATCATTTACTTATCGTATCACCACCATACCTGTGGGTATGAAAAGTGAGGGTATGGCAAAACTTCCCATCTAAATACTAGTGTAGGATACAAAACTATATGCAAGACGATCCGTTTTACGCAACTATGAAACTTATCACTTCAGAAGAAGTGCTGAGTGAAGTAATGCCACAAGAAGAAAATGGAACTGATTTCTTTATCCTATCTAACCCTATTGTAATCACTGAAAGTCACCAAATTGATACTGAAAAAGGTATTTTAATAAGTGGATTGGTGCCTCGTAAATGGATGATGTATGCCAACGAGGATCTCACTATTGTTTATAAGCAACATGTTGTGTCCATCAGTGAGATGGATAAATTTGGAACTGAGTTCTACAGAAAGGCATTGATTGCTGCTAAATGTTCTGCTCCTATTAAGAAAAAGGTAGAGAGCAAAAGAAATACAGGTTACATTGGTAAGATAGAACAATTAAGAAAGAAGTTAGAAAAGAAGTTCAAGGACTCACCAGACTTAACTACTGATTGATTAGCTATTATAATGAATACAGACACAAGAAACACATGACTACGACTAAAAGGAGGAAGAATAACTTCATCGACAACAAGGAGATGTATGCTGCCTTTGTTGATTTCAGAAGGAAGGCAGATGCAGCAAAAGAAGCAGGCGAACCACGACCAGAGATTCCTCGTTACATTGGTAAGTGCTTCTTAGACATTGCAGAACATCTGTCGATGCGTCCTAACTTCTCCAACTACATGTACCGACAGGACATGGTGATGGATGCAGTTGAGAACTGTGTAGTCTATTGTGCTAACTTTGATCCAGAGAAATCCAAGAACCCCTTCTCTTATTTCACACAGGTTTGTTGGTACGCATTCATCCGCCGTATTGGGAAAGAGAAGCGTCAGATTGAGATCTGTGACAAGATTATTTCCAAGTCTGGTTATGAAGCATTCTTTGAAGGTGACGGAATGGGAACCGCATCAGAGTATAACTTCATCAAAGATAATGTAGATCAGAAGCGGAAGGGCAATAAATAACAGAAAGACCTTCTGGTATGAGAGAACTAAAAGAATTATTTGATCTCTATGAACTAGAGATGCAGGCAAAACCTTCTTTTCAGGCAGAGCCGCTTGTTAATAATGAAGGACCTAATCACCATAACACGGTCCTTCACCCTGTCACGAAAAGAAATAATGATATTGATAGTATGATTGCTCAGGGACACGACCCAATCAAGGCACATCAATCTGTGTATGGTGATACAAATACTGCAGATGTTCAATCTAAATCATTACTTGCTGCTACTCTTGGTAGAATTCAAGATGATGGTACTGTATCAACAGTAAGGTTGGATAAAGATTCACAATCTATTCTTGCAAGAGACGCAAAGATTGAGAAAGAGTTAGATCAAGTTACTAGAGATGACTTGAGAACTCCTATGAATCAACAGGTGCCTGATGATCAACAGACACCGCAGGATCAGGTTGCAGAGCAACTTGACAATCAGGAAGAATACGACTATAATGATGATGTACAGTACTTGCAGAAATTTGGCAGGGCATAAGATAGCATTAATTACGGATACTCACTTCGGGGTTCGTAAAGGTTCGCAAATTTTCCATGATTATTTTGAAAAGTTTTACATTGAAACTTTCTTTCCTACTCTTAGGAAACATGATATTACTAGTTGCATACATTTGGGTGATGTTTTTGATGTCAGGAAAGGAATCGACTACTGGTCCCTTGACTGGTCCAAGCGAGTGTTCTTCGATACTCTACGAGCCGAAGGAATCGACACTCATTTGATTGTCGGTAATCACGACATCTTTTATAAGAACTCTCTCAAACTGAATGCTCTCTCATTAAACCTCAGGGAGTATGAGAACCTTGCTATCTATGACAGACCTGAAACTGTAACGATTGAAGGAACCCCAATCTTCATGGTACCCTGGATCTGTGAAGACAACGCGGAACTCTTCTCTAGAAGGTTGGATGAGTCTAACGCGAATCTCTGTATGGGTCATCTCGAACTGGCTGGATTTTATGCCAATAAAGATTATCAATGCCAACATGGCACAGATTCTAAGGTATTCAGTAAGTTTGACACAGTATTGTCTGGACACTTTCATAAGAAGTCCACCAACGGTAATATTACTTATCTTGGTAATGCTTATCAATTGTATTGGAATGATCTAAATGAGGTGAGAGGATTTCACATCCTTGATTTAGAAACAGGTGAAATGGAATTCATTGAGAATCCCAACACCATGTTTCATAAAGTTTATTATGATGAATCAAAGAAGAAGCTTATCAATCCAAACAACTTCAAAGATTCCTACATCAAAGTCGTAGTAGATGGTAAGTCTACTCCAGTTAAGCTTGGAACATTTGTGGACTCACTCTACCGAGTGGGTGTTCATGACATTAAGGTTATTGAACAGATGTGCTTTGATGTCGATGATGATGTGGAAATTGAAGGTGAAGACACTCTCACTACACTTACAAATTATGTTAATGCGATGGATGATCAAATTGATAAATCCAACGTTATTGAAATCTTCAAATCGCTCTATGTAGAATCGCAGGAAGTATGATGTACTTACTTACTAAAGAAGAAGGCAATCTTGAATCAGGAGCCTATGCTTCAATGGATGAAGATGGAACACCAATAGTTCAGTTCTTCGTTAACAAAGACGACGCAATCACTTATAATACAATGCTGGAGGCAATAGATCAGGAAATTGCAGTTACTGAAATTGATCCTGACATGCTTGAAAAATTCTGTGGAGCTCTTGACTTTGCTTACACAGTGGTTGATGAGGGCGAACTCGTCATACCTAAAATTGAAACTCTACAACATGTGATTTTTAACAGTGATTCTTTTTAAGAAATTAGTTTTCGCAAACTTTCTCTCAGTAGGCAACACACCAGTTTCTATTGACTTAGATAAGACAAAGACAACTCTGGTTCATGGAACAAACGGTTCTGGTAAATCAACATTGCTTGATGCAATTTGTTTTAACCTGTTCAATAAGAGTTTTCGTGGAGTAAATCTGTCTCAACTTATCAATACACAGAACAAGAAAGGATTACTTACAGAACTAACGTTCTCTATTGGTAAAGATGAGTATCTTGTTAGGAGAGGCGTGAAGCCTAAGGTATTCGAGACATTTAAAAATGGTGAAATTCTTGATAACAAAGCAGCAGACAAAGATAATCAAACTCACTTAGAACAAAACATCCTGAAACTGACTTATAAGTCATTCACACAGATTGTTATTCTAGGTTCTTCTAACTTTGTTCCGTTCATGCAACTGAACAGTGTAGGTAGAAGAGAATGTGTTGAAGACTTTCTAGACATCAAAGTGTTCTCTACCATGGCACTGATGGCACGTGAGAGACTTCGTACTCTTAAAGAACAACAGAACATCAAAGAGTCAGAATATAGTTCATTGTGTTTCAAGATTGATACTCTTGAAGATAAGATCAAAGAGATGAGTCAGAGAGACGATGCAGAGATTGAAAAGTATGAGAAACAGATTCGTGATAATGAAGTCAAGGTTCTAGAATACGAAGAGTGCTTGAAGAGGTGGTATAAGGATGTCGTTAATCTTACAGAAGAGATTGATGATGTTCAGAAACTAGGTGCAGAGAAACAAGCCATCAAACTAAACAATGTTCTCATCAGGATGAACACCAAGTTAGAGAGACTTGCCAAAGAGAAGTTATTTTATGATGAGAATGGTAGTTGCCACACCTGCAACCAACCCATTGGTTACGAGCACGCAGAGATTCAGAAAGGAGAACTACAGAAAGAGATTGAAGAAGTAGATAAGGCATCGGTTCAAGCAGCAGAGATGTTGACTAAGCAACAGGATATTGTTCGTCATACACTTGAGTTGAATAATCAGATGAGTAAGTTCAATCAAGAGGTATTCAAACTACAGACTCAAATAAAGACTCATCAAGATGAGATTAGTAGTTGTCAAAGATATATTGCCAGTGTCAAAGATCTGAGCGGAGATACTGACAAGGAACAGGCAGTGTTGAATTCTCTTCAGGAAGATGTCAAGAGGATGAAGCAACAGAGAGTTGAGTTGAAAGAGAGTATCTCTAACCACGAGGTTGTTGTAGGTTTGTTGAAGGACTCAGGTATCAAGACACAGATTGTCAAGAAGTATCTACCTGCCATGAACAAAGCAATACGATACTATCTGAATGAACTAGACTTTCCTATTCACTTTCAACTTGATAGTGAGTTCAATGAACAGATTCATTCTCCATTGCAGCAAGACTTCTCCTACTCATCTTTCTCTGAAGGACAGAAAGGTAGGATTGACTTATCTATGATGTTCACATGGAGAGAGATTGGCAGACTGAAGAACTCAGTCTCTACTAACATCTTATTCTTAGATGAGGTGTTCTCTTCTTCGTTGGATGAGACTGGTAAGGATTGTCTTCTTGCTCTTCTTAGGTATCGTCTTCCAGACAATCAAAGAATCATTGTCGTAGATCATACTCTAGGTGAATCTTTCAAAGATAAGTTTGATCGTTCAATTGAAGTAACAAGAACAGGTGGGTTCTCTCGTTATGAATGAAGACGATAAGATGTGGTTGAGGTTCTGTGGAATTATGTTATTACTAACGATAGTTCTGAACGCTGTGTTTATGGTCCAGCAAAGACGTTCGGAGAACCCGCAGCCACTGATGTACATCCACTGATAGCATCTCCAATCCTTCCTGCTCCCACGCCATTAACAAAGACGGTAGGAGAACCAATAGCAATGGGTGCAGCGTGGGAAGGACAAGGGAATGGAGGTAACAGGTGAGGTGTGTTGTTGTCACCCTGTCTACTCCATGGAATACCATTCACGAACACATTAGGTGAACCTACTGCTCTTACCATACCACTACAATGTGGTACGTCTGCGTCTCCGATTCTAGTTGCTGCTGGCATTTCGTTCAATCTCCATGAGTGTTTGTAGTCTATCGTTCCATTCAGCAACTTCTATGTGTTGCTCTGGTGTGTGAGGTGCTGGTGGCAATTCAGGAATAAACTTAATTACGTGTTTGAATTTAAAATCTTTGGGAATGTCATTCCAATCGTTGAATCCAATCTGGTGACCATTATGTAATACGAAACAAAAGGTGCCTTTTGTTTTAGAAAATATATTCATGAAGAAACGACTTGAGTGTTATACAAGCCTGCCTTATATGCAGTTTTATTTATCTGTGCTTGAGCAAGTGATGTCCAGTTGTTGATATTTTGAGTTACTACCTGTGTGATATTAATAGTGTCATTGATTGTTGATCCGCTGTTTGTTAGTTTATACTTCGTAGTGAGTTGATATGTGACAGTTACAAAATCACGAGTGTCAGGAATAAACTTTATGATGGCACTCGTTGGATAGATGTTATTGTCAGGATCATAAGGTTCTTGTGGAAAGAAAGGATCTGCTTTGATAGAACCATCAACAGGTGCACCTGCAGGTGGAATGTAATCTCTTGTTAGGTAGTAGTGTTCAGTTTGATCGAACACCTTTGAGTAAGAGTATGCAGTACCGTTTGTGATACCAGCATTCTGGTAGGTGGCACTATAAGTTCCTGGTGAAACAGTGAACAATTCTGTTCCTGTATTTGTTGAGTAAGGACCAGGAGGATATGTGTGTGGAGATAATGTAACTAGAGTTTGGGATACTACAATCCACTGAGGATATGTACGTGTTTCTTCTCCTGATGTGGGATCAATAGAAGAGGTGTAGTATCTTGCACCAATAGAGAATCCATTGAGAGGATTCGCCGGATCGTATCCTATGGGTGTAGAGTTCCAGAAGAAAGGAGCAACAGATCCAGGATCACCTAATGNCGCTGGTGTTCCTCCTTGTGATACTGAGTATTCTAATGCCATATCAATTCAGATAAATCTGTGCAGCAGTAACTGTTTGAACACCAGTGATAGCAATCGTTTCAGCAGCACCCACTGTTCTATTTCTGTTACCAGCAGTNACATCTTGTTGCATGTTACCAGTTGTGATAACTTGTTTCAATCCATCAGAGGCACTACCAGAAGAACCTCCACTTGATTTTGCGTAGTTATAATAAGCACCAGCATCAGATTCAAAGAAATAATCACCAGGCATCGTAGACTTATCTAAAGAACCAGATGGTTTCTTGATGATAGTAGTGAAAGAACCCTTTGCAGA